GCAAGATTTTTACATAGATAACTTCAGAATGACCAGCGTAATAGGTCACAATGCCCAAAACAAAGGCGGTAATGTAATCACGGTAGACTTTGAAATTTCTGAACCCTACGGTATTAGTTTATTAGACAGACTTATTTTAACGGCCAAAGACCTAAAAGTACCTAACTACCTGCAGATACCCTATTTGCTACAAGTAGATTTTTTTGGTTATCATCAGGTAGAACACGAACCATCAAATACTCCCATAGCACGCCGACTATTTCCCATCAGAATCCTTAGTGTGGATATTACCTTTGATACTAAAGGTGCATTGTACAAGTGTAAAGGCGTTCCCTATAGCCACTTTGCTTTTGAGTCTGAAATAACTAACTTGCCTATAGCTAGCAGATTACAGACAGTAGAAGACAAATCAGATTATAAACTTACAGATTTCTTTGGCACTGACGAAGAACAAGTGCGGGTATTATCACAATCACTTGATGTGGAGAAAAAAACAAGCGACGCCAGATATGAGGCTGCTTTAGAAGCAGCCATCCAAAGTGCTAGATTAAATGGATATAATCCAGAAAAAGGCACTAAAGAATATGCTTCATTAGAACAAACAGCCAGAGACAGTGCTGGTTATGTTACAGATAATAGTGGAGTAAGGAAAAAATTAACACCACCCATTGCAAACGCAAACGGGCTTGGATCCATACTTAACAGTTATTACAAATTTCTAGCTGAAACAGAAAAGTTTGGCAAAGATGCCAACGGACATAGCATTGTGCCCTACACTTTTGCCTTTGAATTTGCTGAGCCCATAAGTGCTGCTAATGTGCTGAATCAAAGTTTTAGAGACTTTGCCCAGACTACAACCAAAACCCCAGACAGAAACAAAGAACAAACCGAAGAAAATATTCGGAATGGAACATTACAAACTGGCAGCAATCCAGGATTAATGGTAACTTTCCAAAAGGGAACCAGTGTCCTAAAAGTAATTGAGCAACTCGTAGGTGTAAGTGATTACATATTGGATCAGATTAATACTGACGAGACTGAACAGGCTAAGAAAGAAAAGTCTAAAACTCTACCACTTAACTTTTATAAAATAAGTCCTAAAATTGTTCTGGGCGACTACGATAAAAAACGAAATGATTATGCAAAGAATGTAACCTACTACATTCAGCCATGCCAGACCTGGGGACAACGATTACCATTTGGTCCACAGGGCGCTCCTGTAGATGCAGATTGTGTCAAAGATTATAATTATTTGTTTACAGGAAAAAACAAAGATATTCAGAACCTTAGCATAAACTTTAAGAGTTCTTATTTTACTATGTACACTGGTGGTGCTACAGCCAAATCCAAGGACCAACAACGACCAGAATCTCAGGATGTAGCGGGAGATGAAGAAGAATTGGCCTTGTCAGACGGCAGTTTATTCCCTGCCCGAATTATTGCTACAAACACCACAGACAGAGAAAAGCTATCAAGTACCAACGAAAAAACTACTAAATCAGGAGATATTTTTAACAATATCTTTACACGCCAACAAGCAGATATGCTTAAAGTAGACATGACAATTCGAGGCGATCCTGCATTCATCCAGCAGGAAGATTTTACTGTTTGTTCTCCACAGGGCAGAGTATTAGATGATGCTGATCCTAGAATGTTTAAGGACGGAAGTTTGGTAGTTTCTAATGGACAAATATTAGTCAAACTAACTTTTAAATTTCCAGACGACATTGACACAGAAAGTGGATTGACAGCATTTAACAGGGAATTAGCTAAAACAGGTGGAAGTGTATTTTCCGGCATTTACCGTGTGTTACGCATAGACAATGTGTTTGAACGAGGACTGTTTACACAAAAGTTAGACATGGTCAGAATTTACAATGACAAACAAGCTAAACCTAAAGACGAAAATAATACTTCAGAATTACTACGAGCTCCTGGAGACCCTGTACAAGATACTGATACCGGAAACGATTTAGTTCAATTAGCTGGTCCACCAGAATCTGATGACGGACAGGATAATACTACAGCCGCAGGGCAGACAACAACTCAGAATGCAATAGATGCTGAAGAACAAAATGCAACACAAAACACAGGAACTAACACAGAATCTACCACTGATGCTGCTGCCATTGAACAAGCTCAACAAGGTCAGGACATTAATGCTGCTGTTGAACAACAAACTCTTTTAACATAATATTAAACCAACATGGCTATATCTAAAACATTTTCAAACATTATAGACAAAGTACTTAAAGAACCTGGTCCATATATTGGCATTGTAAAAGACAATGTTGATACACAACGATTAGGCATCTTAAGAGTATTCATACCACAACTAAGCAACAACGAAAACGATCCTAAAAGCTGGTATCCAGTAATGTATCTAAGTCCATTTTATGGCTTTAGTGACCCCTATATAAGCAACCCTAAGAAGCCTAAAAAGGCCAAAACTGCTACAGACTCAGATCTCAGAAGAACTAAACATAGCTACGGTATGTGGATGGTACCACCAGACATTGGTGTAAAGGTGCTTGTAGTTTTTGCCAACGGTGATCCTAACAAAGGATTTTACATAGGATGCATACCTGAAGGTCATAGTCACTTCATGGTACCAAGTTTGGGTGCTTCGGACAGATCAGATTTTAAACAAGGCATGACGGTTATACCAGAAAAGGATAGACCTTCACAAGTGCCAGTGGCAGAATACAACGAAGAAAATGTAGCACTAGATGTTAAGAACGATTGGATCACCAACCCTAAACCCTTACATAATGAACAGTTTGAAATACTCAGACAACAAGGTTTGGAGTTTGATTATGTTCGTGGTGCATTGAACAGCTCAAGCCAGAGAGAAACACCAAGCACAGTATTTGGCATTAGCAGTCCCGGTCGTCCATATCGAGATGCAGTTTCAGAAAAGGCTCTGCAAGACAAAATTAAGTCTGGACAAAAACCAACTGTAGCAGATCTTGCATTTGAAGGTCGTAAAGGCGGTCATACCTTTGTCATGGACGATGGAGATGCTACCGGCAATAATAATTTCTTTAGACTTCGTTCAGCAGCAGGCCATCAGATCCTAATGCATGATAGCTCAGACTTCATTTACATAAGCAATAGCAAAGGAACAGCCTGGGTAGAACTTAATAGCACAGGTGATGTAGAAATTTATTCAGGTGGTAGTTTTAGTGTTAGGGCAGAATTTGATATAAACTTACACGCTGACCAAAACATTAATATGTATGCTGGCAAGGATATTAATATGCTTGCTGAAAACAAGTTTGCTACAGAATGTACAACCCATACTCATGGATCAAAGAAAAACACTACCATACATGCCTGTGGAGATCTAGAACTTAAATCTGGCACCAAAGGTATCTGGGACGCTGGTACTACTCTGGGATTAAAAGCAGGATCGCCTCTGAACATTCAGGGCAGTATTATTAATCTTAACACAACTGATCCTGGCAAAGTTAGTCCTGTGGCTGACATATCTCGTAATAGTTTTAGTAATGCTGTACAAGCAAGCAATCGTTATAAGAGTGTGTCTAAACGATTACGCACTATAACATCCAGAGCACCCACACATGAACCTGATATAGGACATCAGGCCAGAGTAAACATTGCTAAAGTGTTGGTTGATCCTGCAGAACTTAGTAATGACGCGGGCAGAGTACCTGCCAATACCGTAACAACTGGATCTGGTGGTAATTTAGTAGACAGCAACGGAAACAAAGTAACCTTTGGTCCGGCACCAGCAACTGATGTTAGCAGAAACAAAACTCCAACCAGCATCAAAGGCATGGAAAACCTAGCAACTTATATGGCTAAACAGCCTAAACCAGCCAAGGGTGTAGGCACATTAACTGAGGACGAAACCAAAGCATTGTATGCCGGTATTGCTAAATCTGAATCAGGACACAATTATGCAGCAGTTAACCAAATTGGTTATCTGGGCAAATATCAGATGGGCTCAGCAGCTCTGGTAGAACAAGGCTATATCAAACCAGAATTTTATAAGAAATATGGTCCAGGAAATGCATTTATGTCTGATCCTAATGCCTGGACAGGCAAGGATGGAGTGAATTCCAAAGATACATTCCTGGCAGCACCAGCAGCACAGGAAAAAGCCATGGAAGGGCTTACAGCAACAAATTATAGCCGTATGGTAAAAACAGGTGCCATACAACCCGGTGATGATCCTGCCACCGTAGCAGGTATGCTTCAGACAGCTCACTTGTTGGGTGCAGGCGGAGCCACAGCCTGGCGTAATGGTAAGGGTGGATCTGATGCTAACGGTGTCACTGGAGACACATATTTTGCCAAGGGTAAATATGCTATAGCAACCCTAACCAAGGACGGAACATCCGTAGCATAACATGGCCACATACAAAGGATTTAACACTCAGGACGAATATCACAAGTTCAGAACTACAGATTTTGAGCTTATTAAGCGCGATTTGTTGAATCATTTCAACATCAGATATGGCGAAAAACTCATGAAGCCTACATTTGGCTGTGGTATCTGGAACTATTTGTTTGATCCATTTACTAACGATGTTACTGATAGCATAGTAAAAGAAGTAAAAGATATCATAGATTATGACCCCAGAGTTAATGCTGATAATATCATAGTAGTGGGTTATGAGCATGGCATTCAGGTAGAGATTGATATTAGTTTAGTAAACACCAATCAGACTAGCAAAATGATATTTCAGTTTGATAAAAACATTGGTGCTGCCATGGCCCTAAGCCTTTAAAGTACCATATATTCGCAACCATAAATACTAGAAATACATAAACCATGGCAGAAATCACTAGACAACAAAACTTATTAGTAGCCGAAGACTGGAAAAAAGTATACCAGAGCTTCCGAAACGCTGACTTCCAGGCCTACGATTACGAGACCCTGCGTAAGGCCATGATTGATTACCTCAGAACCTATTATCCTGAGGACTTCAACGACTTTATAGAATCTAGCGAATACATTGCCCTTATTGACCTCATTGCGTTCCTGGGTCAGAGTTTAGCATTCAGAGCAGACCTAAATGCTCGTGAAAACTACATTGATACAGCAGAGCGCCGTGATAGTATTTTGCGCCTGGCAAGACTAATTAGTTACAATGCTAAACGCAATAAGACCGCATCAGGTTTTTTAAAGTTTGAAAGTGTTAGCACAACTGAAAGTATTACAGATTCCGAAGGTATTAATTTAGCTAATCGTGTAATTAACTGGAACGATACTACCAATCCAAATTGGTCTGAACAGTTTATTACTGTATTAAATGCAAGTATGGTAAAAGGACAGCGCACCGGTAAGCCTGGTAACAGTACCACAATCAACGGCATTAAGAATGACGAATACAAGATAAACCTAAGTGGCAGTACCAACAATGTATTCCCATTCCAAGCGCAAGTACAAGGCAGCAATGTAAACTTTGAAGTAGTAGGCGCAACTACCCAAAATCAAACTTATGTTTACGAAGTGGCGCCCAATACTTCTGGTACCTTTAACATGCTATATCGCAATGACAATCAGGGCAATGCTAGCAATGACACTGGTTGGTTCTTGTTCTTTAAACAAGGTACTCGTAAAGCTCTTACATTAAACCTAGCAGAGAGTTTAGTAAATCGTGTTGTTAGTGTAAACGAAGACAACATCAACGACTCAGATGTTTGGGTCTACAAGATTGACAACAATGGATTAGTCAACGAAACCTGGACAGAGGTTCCTAGTGTAGGTGCAAGTAATGTTGCCTATAACAAGTTAAGCCAGACTAACCGCAAACTATACGAAATAAACACCAGACTAAACGATCAGATTGACCTAGTCTTTGGTGATGGTGTGTTTGCTGAAATCCCTCAGGGTAATTTCAGAGTCTATTACAGAACAAGCAACAACCTTACATACAAAATTACACCTGATGAAATAACAAACATCAGCTTTAGTTTCCCATACCAGAACAAAAACAACCGCACAGAAACACTCACTGTGGTTGCTAGTCTAAAGTATACAGTAGCCAATGGTATGGCTCGTGAAACCATTAACGAAATTAAAACTCGCGCTCCACAACAGTACTATACACAAAACCGTATGGTTAACGGTGAAGACTACAACATTGTACCATTCACCCAGTTTAGCAACATCCTAAAAGCCAAAGCTGTTAACCGTACTAGTTCAGGTATAAGTCGTTATCTGGATGTTCTGGATACTACTGGAAAATACAGTAGTACCAACATATTCTGTCAGGATGGTATTATTTACAATGCTATTGATACTAAGAGCTTTGATTTTGAATGGACAACAACCTCAGATATTCAACAAATCATAGAAGGTGATCTCACAGACATCTTGTATAGTAAACAAATGTTGCACTTTTACTATGCTTACATTCAGAGATATGTGCCATCTAGCGATACTTTTTACAGTCAAGCTACCACAGAATCAAATAAGTCTACTGGTAGTTTTAACACCCTTATAGATGGGACTGGAGCGTCTTATACCATAGGTGAACTAGCATCAGATGCTAATTTAAAAAATATCAAAGTGGGCAGTTTGGTAAAGTTCTGGGCCGGCTCAGGAAAATATTTTGATAATAATCGTCAGATACAGACTGGTACTGTATCCTTGGAAGGCGAAACAGAGTACATTTATAGCACCGTTTTAAGTATTGACGGTGACGGGGTGTATGACCAAACTGAATTACAAGTTTATGGTGTTGGTCCAGTAGTATTGAATGACATAATTCCTACTGGGGCAAAAGTTGTTCAAATTATTCCAGCATACACAAACAGTTTAGCAAGTAGTGTAAGACAAACTATCACAACCAAAATTCGTGAGTATAAAGATTTTGGTCTGGGATATGATCAAGTTAATTTAATTTGGTATGTAATTAACGCTGAAGATTTAGACACAGTATCAGATTACAGCCAAACTTATGCACAAGATACTAGCACTTCCAATCTAGATGCCAGCTGGCTAATTAGATTTGAAACAGACGGAAACATTTATACTGTTTATTACAAAACTCTAGATTATTATTTCGAATCAGAATTAGAAACAAGATTTTACTTTGACAAAAATCAAAGAATTTATGATCCTAGCTCAGGTTATGTAATTACCGACACCATTAATGTTTTAAGATTTAATACTAAGCCAGATACATCTACTGCATTTAATACAGTTGTTCCTTTAAAAATTTATGACAATGTTGTAGAAGATGACGGTTACGAAAACAACAAAAAAATTCGCATAACATACAATGATTTTGATGATGATGGCATACCTGACAATCCTGATTTTTTTACTGAGGTTGTAGCCCCTACGGTTAATCCAACTACAAAACGAGTATATTACGAAATTACTGACGCAGGCAATATACCATTACCTACTGGCACTATTGTAACTGTTTATACTACTTACAATGACATTAATTTGAAAAAAGACAAATATGTAGATGGTACAGTATTCTATGCTGAAACTGATGCTAAGTTCTACATCTTAACTGTGGACGGTAGTTTACGCACTATAGAAGAAACAGACAATTATACCTACGAAATTGGTCGTCAGGACATATATTTCCAATACAGACACAACAGTCCAAACAATCGTCGTATAGATCCAAGTCCTAACAATATTATTGATTTGTACTTGTTAACCAAGAACTATGATACTGATTACAGAGCCTGGTTAGCAGATACTACAGGCAAAGTAGAAAAACCTACAGAAGCAACTTCTGAAGAGCTTCGTTTAGAATTTCAAGATTTAGAAAATTACAAAATGATTTCAGATACTATCATTTTTAACAATGTGCGTTTTAAGCCATTGTTTGGTACCAAGGCTGATATAGAATTTCAGGCTAAATTTAAAATTGTAAAGTCAGAAGGCACCATGTTAAGCGACACAGAAATTAAGCTCAGAGCAGTTACAGCTTTGAATAATTATTTTAGTAATGAAAACTGGGACTTTGGTGAAACATTCTATTATACTGAACTTAGTGCATACATGCACAAAATTTTAGCAGGTGCAGTTAGCAGTATTGTATTAGTACCAAAAGATTCCAGCAAGACATTTGGAAGTTTATTCCAGGTCAATGCAGAACCAGATCAGATTTTCGTTAATGCAGCAACAGTAAATGATGTTGAAATTATTGCAGCAATAACACCCAAGCAACTAAACCAGGCGTAAGATGGCAACCAGAACAATAACATTTTTACCACAAGTATTTCAGACCGACGCTAATCGTAAGTTTTTAAATGCTACTCTGGATCAGTTAGTAACCAATCCTAAATTTAAAAAGTTAAATGGATTTATAGGTCGCAAAACAAGTCCAGCATTTAAGCCTACAGATAATTATCTGCCTGAAATTACTACTCGTAAACAAAATTATCAACTAGAACCAAGTGTTGTAGTAGATTCAGATTCGGAATATTTTGTTGCCAACTATGCAGATATTTTAGACAGTATAACCTATCATGGTGGTAATGTAACCAACCAAGATAGAGTTTTTAAAGATACAAACTACACATTCTCAGGCCTATTCGATTATGACAAGTTTGCTAACTATGGAGAGTATTATTGGTTAAGCAATGGACCTGACAGTGTTGATGTAACTGCGAGTTTGGTTTCTACCTCAGACAATCTTAGCGTAAGTAGAAATGTATTAGACCAGGCTTATAATGTTAGTGATTACTCTGTTCAAAATCCTGTATTAATTTTAGCTCGAGGCGGCACTTACACATTCCAAGTTAATCAATCTGGTTTTCCTTTTTACATTCAGGCCCAGGCTGGTACTAGCGGAGGATATGATTTCCAACCTAACATTAGCACAAGAGAAGTATTTGGAGTAGAAAATAATGGTACAGATGTAGGCACTGTAACTTTTAATGTACCATTAATTACAGCTCAGGATTGGCAATTAGAGTTACCAGTTTATACTTCTGTGGATTATGCTACAGACTTTAATATTAGTGAAATTGCAAATAAGCCTTTATCATATGTTCAGAAAATTTTAAATGGTGTTGATGGTGTTGCTGACATAGACAATAAAACTTTAGTGTTTGCACACAACCAAACTGCTGACGCTAGCTGGCAAGAACTTGGCATTTATGAAGACTACAATGAAAATTATGATGGTCCAGGAGGCTATGACCCAGGTGTACTAATATCAGGTAATAATAGATCTGGTATTTTTAAAATGTATGTAGACGAAAACTACGCTATACCCATAGTAAAAATTAACCAAATTGATACTGTTGCAGATGAATACAAAGTCAAAGTATTGGGTGGAGACAAGTACGGCTATAGAGAATTTTACAAAGAAACAGGAGTTGATGGTCTACAATTATTACCACCTGTTACTGCTACCCTAGACACCTTGTATTATCAAGATGCCACAACTGATACTATGGTTGGCACTATTAAACTTATTGATGTACAAAGCAATACTCCTATTAATGTTGAATTAGACATATTAGGCAAAAAAACCTATACCAGCGTCAATAATGTAGTTTTTACTAATGGCCTAAAGGTAAGATTTGATACTACCGTTACACCTGTAAAATATCAAAATAATGAATATTATGTAGAAGGCGTTGGAGATGCTATTCGTTTAGTAAGTGTTTTAGAGCTAGTTACTATTGAAAGCTATATTAATCCTACTACAACTAATTGGGATAATGTTGGCTGGGATTCTGAAGGCTGGGAAGCCACCCTTGGGGGTCCAACTGAACTAGATTACATCACCATTAACAGAGCAAGCATTGATCAAAATGCCTGGAGTAGAAGTAATCGTTGGTTCCATTCAGATGTAATTAGTGCTACTGCAAATTACAATAACGCTACTGTGATATTAGATCAAAACCTCAGAGCTAAGAGACCTATTTTAGAGTTCAATTACGATTTACAATTACTCAACCACGGTAGAGTGCCAAAAACTGCAATATCTCTAATTGATTTTGTATGTACAGATGCATTTAGTTTGATAGAAGGAACTACTGGCGCCCAAATAGACGGCGTTGATTTACAAAATGGTGACCGTGTAATTTTTGCTGCTGATACAGATCCTGATGTTAGAAACAAAATTTATAAAGTAAACTTGGTTGATCCTACAGGCGACCTAAGTAGCATAGAACACCTTACCCTGGAAGAAGATGGGGCAGTTTCTGAATATGAATCAGTTTTAGTATATTATGGAAATACCTACGGCCAAAAAACATATTGGTATAATGGCACATCCTGGATACTAAGCCAACAAAAAACAGGCGTAAATCAAACACCATTTTTTGATATATTTGACGATGCTGGTATTAGTTATTCTGATACTAACAAATATCCAAGCACTACTTTTGCTGGAACAAAATTGTTTAGTTACAAAATTGGTACTGGCAAAAGAGATCCATATTTAGACTTTGCTTTCTACTATAAGAATTTGCAAAACATAGGCGATGTTACATTTGAAAACAATTTTGATTTAGACACTTTTAACTATACACTGGACGAGACAACCACAACTCTGGCCATTAATAACGGATCACTTAACAAAATTAACAGTTTAACTTCTGTTGATGGTGTAACACCTTGGATTAAATCTTTAGAAAACAGCAAACAATATCAGTTATTACAGTACATAGTAACCGATGCAACTCAAACAGATTATTATTTGGGGTATGCTGGCGAACCAAATCTGCTAGTTAACAACCTGTTGATTTACAAGAATAGTCAGGCTATTCCTAATATCGAATACAGTATTATTAAAATAAACGGAAAAACTTATGTAAGATTTAACCTTACACAGTTGGCTGTTAACGATAGACTAGACATTAAAATTTACGGCAATTTTGTGTTAAAGGATTATTTTTATCAGGTACCACAAAACTTAGAAATTAATCCAGCTAATGAAAACTTTACACTACTGACTCTGGGACAACTTCGCCGTCACATACAAGATGTGTTCGAAAAGAGTAAAGAAACTACCAATGTATTTCCAGGCCCAAGCAATTTAAGAGACATACCTCTTATTAAAGACCGAGGCGGTGTAATATTACAACATTCTGGTAGCATGATGAGTGCAGGACTATTTCTATGCCATCCTGAACTGAACTTCATGGCCGCCATTGAATTAGCAGCCCGAGAATATCAAAAGTTTAAAAATAAGATCGTAGATCGTGCTATTACTTTACCTGAGATTAATTATTCAGATATCCCTGGCAGTCTAGATGCCATTCTTACAGATATAAATCTTGTAAAAAATTCAGACTTCCCCTGGTATTACTCAGATATGTTGGCCTACGGAACAGACAGTCTGGCCAATAGCCAAGAAATAGTTATAGAAGATGATGCCAGAGACATTTACAATCTGGACACTATTTTTAATCTGGATGATTTAACTCGCAGAAGCGTTCTGGTATATCTGAACGGAGAACAACTTGTTTATGGTCAGGACTATACTTTTTTAACAACTAGACCAGCCATAAGTTTAACTGACACATTGCTTCGTAGTGTAGATGATGTATTACTCATAAAAGAATATTCAACAACTAACGGATCCTGGGTTCCAGAAACACCAACTAAATTAGGAATGTATCCAGCGTTCAAACCCATCAAGTATCTGGATGATACTTTTGTGGATCCAATCTATGTGATTCAGGGACATGATGGTAGCATTACTCCTGCCTTTGGTGATTTCAGAGACGACATTCTGTTAGAATTTGAAAAGCGTGTTTACAACAATTTGAAATCTAATTTTACTTTAGACAAAGTAAACATTTACGATGTCCGACCAGGAAAATTTAGAAATACCAATTATTCACTTTCTGAGTATAATAACATCTTAGGTAAGAGTTTTGGTAAGTGGGCAGGAAGTCATCAAATAAATTATTCAGAAACTACTGGTTATAGTTCAAACAATAGTTTTACCTGGAACTATTAAAACATGGCTAGCCAGATTGATGGTACTCTGTTACAGGGTAGCTGGAGAGCTATATTTGAACACCATTATGATACCACCCGTCCACATACTCACCCCTGGGAAATGTTAGGCTTTTCAGATCAACCAGATTGGTGGGAACAGCGTTATGGTGCAGCACCCTATACTTCAGGTAACTTAGTTCTATGGGAAGATCTCAGAGATGGAGTAATTTATTCTGGACCCAGAGCTGGTACAGATTCTAGATTTGCTCGTGCTAATTTGTTAAGTATAATTCCTACAGATGATTACGGCCAACTCAGAGAACCTGTACAGATTTTCGTTAAGAATTTTGACTCTAAGAAAACTAAGATTAGTTATGCCATAGGTGAAGTAGGACCTGCTGAAGCCGCATGGCGTAGAAGTTCTGAATATCCATTTGCACTAGCTCAAGCAGTGGCAGTCATGAATCCAGCTAAGTTTTTTGGACATTTCCTGGACAACTACAATTATTATTATGATGCAAGTATACAAGAATTCGTGTTTAACGGAATTAAACGCAGAATAAGAATCTCTGATTTAATAGTGAATGATGCTGATAGCCAATACATAAGTCTGACTAACTATGTCAGAGACTACCTGGCTAGCTCAGGTATCGATCCACTATTAAAACTAAGCAGCATTTACAGCAATCTCGTAGTAAAACTAAGTTACAACCTAAGTGGTTACACTGGTCTGGATTACATTAAAGTTCTAGCAGAACAAGCTAGTCCTAACGCTAAAACAAATAGTGTATTAATTCCTGATGAAAATTTAAATCTGCATGTTAAAAAATCAGTACCATTAAGCAAAGTAATTTACAGTGCTGTAATTGTTGAGCGTACCGGTACAGGATACAAAGTACATGGATACAATTTGAATGATCCTTATTTTACAATTATTCCAAGCCAGGCCAACAATAATAAAACTACCATTACTGTATTAGGAACCACAGCCACAATCTATAATGATTACACGCCAACCAGAGTGACAATCCCCTACGGTACAGAATTTGTTAACAAACAACAAGTGGTAGACTTTTTAGTAAGTTATCAGAGAAATTTATTGAGTCAGGGTATTCTTTTTGATGAGATTGATTCTGATCTGGGGGCTAGCAGAAATTTTGTATTAAGTGCCAAAGAATTTATACTCTGGGCTCAGCAAAATTGGAATACAAATACAGTTATAGTATTAAATCCATTGAGTAGTCGTATCAGAGTTACAAGTAAAAATCAGGTTGTTGACACTATTAATAGCAATCTGTTGGGATCAGGAAAAGTACTAGATCCAAACTTTAATTATTTAAGAAATAATGATTTAAGCGTTACCAGAATAGGCAATGACTTTGTAATCAAGGCCATCAACGAACATAGCCTAGCCATGGTAGAAATGAATTTAGTAGAGTACGATCATTGCCTAGTATTTGATAATGCTACTATTTTCAACGACACCATTTATGAGCCAAGTACCGGTAATCGTCAACAAAGAATGAAGTTAGTAGGACATAAGACACTAGATTTTAATGGTAGTCTATATGCTCCAGGTTTTATATACAATAGTCCTACAGTAGATACCTGGATGCAAGGCAAGGACTACAAAAAGTTCACCATAATTGAGTTCAAAGATGCTTACTATGTAGCTTCTGAGGACATTCCTGGTTCAGAGATTTTTGATTACAATAAATGGCAGCTAGCACAGAATCAGGATTTAAAAACTGGATTGCTACCAAACTTTAGCACTCTGGCTAATAACCTACAAACAACCTATAACACTTCTGATATTAATTTAGAGTCTGACTCTGACATTTACAGTAAAGGGTTATTGGGATTCCGTAAGCGTAATTATTTTGAAGACCTAGGAATTGATGACACAAGTCAAGTAAAATTCTATCAGGGTTTTGTCAAAGAAAAAGGAACTATTAGAAGTGTACAGGCATTATTGGGTGCTGAATTTGATAAGTTTACAACTGACATTGATCTATACGAAAATTGGGCACTCAGAGTGGGTGAATACGGTGCAACAGACATCAACCAGGTTATTGAAGTTTTTGTTCCTGAAAAGCCATTTGCTGCTAACCCAACTTATGCAGAATTCTTAAATGATGCTGATGCTGAGCCAAACTTAAATTATTGGTTCAAACCAAATGGTACTGCCGAACATAAAATAAAATTATTGCCCAATAACTATACCAAGGATATTTTCTTAACTACCAAGAATCTGCTTAGACTAGAAAAAGAAATTAAGACTGCTGGTTATCTAAAAACAACAGATATTGACGGTACAATCTTTAATATTGAAGCTATTGCATTAGCAGATAAAGAAACATTTATTAACGGTATTGGCTCAGGATTTAAACTTTGGGTAGCTAAGAAGGCAAATAACGACTGGGATGTTTACAGAGCATCACAGAACAAGGCCATAATTACCAAAGTAACTAATGCACTTGAAGGTTATGTAGAGTTCACAACAGATATTCCACACGGATTAGCTCTGGGAGATTTCATTGTTGTTAAAAATGTAAGCACTGATTTTAACTACATCTATAAAGTCTACAATGTAAACAGTCTAACCAGTTTCTTGGTAAGCATTGACACAGGATTGGTTGACCTTACCGGCTTTGAAAGCCAGGATGCTACAGGTGTGTTGTTCAACTTACATACTGTAAGATTTAACACTATCGCAGACTGGGCAGCATTTACCCCTGTAGAAGGCTGGATTGCCGATGATATAGTAGCCATTGATCAATGGGGTACAGACTATGTAGATTGGGCAGTTTGGAAAAAGACAGACAATTACTTACTAAATGACAGCATCACCAGACCAAGTGCCACATCAAGCGAAAAGTTTGGTGAAAGTGTAGCATTCTTAGATCAGGGACAAATATTATTAGCTGGTGTAAGTGACTCTGGTTCTGGAAAAGTAGTTAGTTACATTAACAGAGCAGACAATAGTTCTATACTAGCAGACATTAGTTCTAATACAGATTTTTATGACTATAATGAGTCAGAAAATATTACAGTTACTAATCTGGACAATTTTGGTAAAGTAATTAGCGCAAGCGATAATTCTTGGTTTGCAGTTGGTGCTCCTGAATCTGACTCTGATAGAGGATATGTATTCACCTACAAACGCACAAACAACAATACACTAGAAGTACAACAAGCCTGGACTACTACATCATCTGCTACAGGTAATTTGGGTGCTGCACTTGCAATTAGTAAAGACTCAAGATGGTTATATGTGGGGCAACCAAATTATTCTTCTGGTTATGTGTATGTTCACAAATTAATCACTAACGGTGTAGCTGCATTAAACACCATAACTGGTGATGGATCTACTCTTACCTATGCAATTCCTGTGGCTTTTGATGATAACTATCAATTAAAAGTTACTGGGACTTCTAATAAAGTTTATGTTTACTTAAAAGATTATACTATAAGTGGTACAGATATAGTATTTTCAACTGCGCCAGCTCTATCAACAGTCATAACAGTTGAAGCATTAGCACAATACTATAGATTAGAAACATCTTTAACTTCTGGTAGTGCAACAGAAAAATTAGGAATATCCTTAAGCACTTCCTCAGATGGATCACAAGTTATTGCAGGCGCTCCGGGAAATGACACTGACGCTACCAATAACGGTGCTGTGTATGAAATTGACAGAAGTATCAATGCTGTTAAGGTTAATAGTGTAACTACAACATTTACAGTTTTACAAGGCTACACATTACCTGTTGGTTCTCCTAGAGTAACTGTAGATGGCGTAGAAGTAGAACTAAGTAGTTGGAGTACTGTTGCAGGAACAAGCACTACGGTTGTATTAGCACAAGCCCCAGCCTTAGGCTCTGTAGTTAGAGTTGAAACAAATAATTTTAAATTAGTTAAGACTTTAAAACCCGCAGACACAGAAGAAGGACAATCTTTTGGTACTAGCGTATTGGTATGTCCAACTAATTGCACAATCTATGTTAGCGCACCTAACCAAGACAGCAATTCAATTAATAATGTTGGTGTTGTTTATAGATACAGCAACCTGGGCAAATTATACGGAGTAGTAACTGGAACTGTTACCAATCCAACTGTAACCGTTGGTCATAGAATTCGTATAAATGATTTTGAAATAGAGTTTACCGGTACTAGTTTAACCTCAGTAATTAATGACATCAATACTGCTGCCATTCCTGGAGTTACAGCTAGTAACGAAAATAACAAAATTAAAATTGTTTGTGACACATTGTTGGAAACTAACAAGTTAAGAATTTTACCTGGAAATTCAGGCACGGCGTTAGATGATTTAGGTATTGATATTTTTACACAAACACAAAAAATTGTTAATCCAAACCCATATGACAATGCAAATTTTGGTAAATCACTAGCAATTAAAGAAACCGCAGATGTATTGTTTATTGGTTCAGATGTTGCCAACACCATTGAAATTACTACTTTTGATGATAACACTACTAGTTTTGATCAAACAAGTATTGTATTTAAAGACGAAGTTATTCAGTCTGGTGCAGTTTTAGTTTATGAATACATAACTGAAAAAACAGACAATATAGATAATCCAGGATTCTTTATATTCAGCCAGTACCTAGAACCAGGTAGCATGGCCAGATATGACCAATTTGGTGCAAGTATTGCTGCCTATGGTAATAATGTTGTTGCTGGTGCGTTGGGATCAGATGTTTTTGGATCTAACTATGGTGCATTGTTTGGCTTTAGAAATCCTTCTGGTCGTAGCTGGGCCACAACTAGCACAGCACCTGCTAAAGTAGACATAGATGTATTAAATGAAATTACAATTTATAACTATAGAACCAAACTAAAACTTGCTACATTGGATACACTTGATCCAGCCAAAGGAAAGATCCTAGGTATTGCTTCCGAAAATATCGACTATGTAACAAGTTTTGATCCAGCAGTTTACGGCGGTAGATCAACTAAAAATCAGATCTGGGGAAGTAACCAACTAGGAAAAGTTTGGTGGAATACTGATACCATTAGATATCTAGATTACGAACAGTCTGACTTATTGTACCGCGCTACAAACTGGGGCAGAGTATTCCCAGGTAGTAGTGTAGATGTGTATGAATGGGTCGAAAGTTTGGTACCACCAGCTGACTATGTAGCATCTGGTTTGGAAGGAATCCCATACAGCACTGATCTGGCTAATACTGTAATTATTAATAAATTGGACCCAGTGACTCTGGCTGCTTACAATGTGTATTACTTTTGGGTATCAAATAAAACAAATGTAGAAACCTACAGTACAAAAACACTAAGTGTAAATTCTATTGCTAACATTATATCTGATCCTAAAAATCAAAACATACCTTACGCAGTAATTTCTGGAAGTAACAGTTTTGGACTTTATAACATAAGCCCATACCTAAGTGGTTCAGATGGCGTGTTACATATAGATTATGATTTAAATCCTAACTCACAAATTGTACATACTGAATTTGAATTTGTCCAGGAAAATAACGCTGTTTCTAAGTTACCAACACGAATCATGAATAAAGCCATAGACAGTTGGGCAGGACAAGATGCCTATGGTAATCTAGTTCCTGATCCAGCTCTGGATCAATACAATAATATTGGTATTAGTATTAGACCAAGACAAAGTTTGTTTAAGTATCCAGAGCAGGCTTTATTAGAGATTGTAAGTTTTATTAACAGAACTCTGGCTAACATCAACTTAGTAGAGTACATGGACATTACTAAGTTTGATATTGGTGAAGATCTACCTAGCAAAGCTAAAAACGAATATGATATTAGTGTAAACAATGACACAGAATTAAGTTGGTTAGTGGTAGATGATTATATATCAGGACCAGTACAACCAACAGCTACAGGAAGCGCAAATACTAACACTATAGTTGTAAGTAGTGCAAGTGGTATTGAAGAAGGTATGCATGTTTCTGGATTAGGTATTGCTAGTGCAGCAATAGTCACTAATATTGCAGGAACAACCATCACATTAAGTAACAAAAACACTGATACAGTTTCTGGTACTGTTACATTTACTGGTACCAAAGTATTAGTATTGTCTGATAGTACACAAGAAGGTCGTTGGACAGTTTACACTTTGA